ATTAGGCTCTATCAGTATAGAGGGTCTGGGAGAATGGATTTCCAGATAGGTAGCTCCAATGCCAGGAAATTTTTTGGCAAGATTAATGTTTGATTCTATTTGTGGCATTATATCGGATAGCTTCTGTCCTTTACTGATAATGTATTGGTTCATATATTGTTGGAGTTTAGATATTCTACGATTGGGTGTGTCAGTCTGATTCTGAAATAGATTTTCCCGAATTTGAAAACAGCTATAAGGTTTATGTATGGTTGGGTTTCTCTTAGAAAAGGAATCCTGTAGATTTTGTATTTCTTGTCAACTAATTCTTTAAGGACTGTAGTCTGGAAATCGGGTAATGATTCTTCCTGTAATGGAAAAACTCTGAAATCATCGGGATTTCCAGTTTCCAGATAATTTATAATCCAGTTCCAAGATGCTGTATTTAGCATATATTTTAACCTTGTCATATCTGAGTTGCTTATCCAAGCACAAGGAATATCATCAACTCGGATTGACAGGTTTTTCTTTTGTTCCATCAGTTGTTTTACTTGATGATGGGCTGATTCATTATCGTATGCTGGAGGTAGTATAATGTTCATGCTATTATGTATTGATAAAAGGAGAGAGGTTTTACCCTCCCTCCAAAATTGAATTCCGATTATGCGGTGAGAGCTTTGTTCAATAGTTCTTCAATGTGTTCATCCCTTTTAAGGTAGAAATGTATATCATAATGGAATCCGATAGAGAAAACAGCATGAAGAAATCTGTCACCGTTTGAGCTTATGAAATCATCTTCAATCTTTAAGTGATATGAGGATTCCATGAATTTTTCAAACATTTCCAGTTCAAAATTTGTCGAGGTTTCTTCTATTGTGTTGTTACCTTCCGTTTGGAATGCATGGATTGGTTTCAAGTTACTGCCCATTGCTGAAATGACCGCATTGATAAGTTCACCGTTTGCAATGGTTGTAAGTTCCTCTTTTATCAATCTGCCTTTCTTATCTCTGTAAGTTAATATAACTGTAATGGCAG